TTATTCACCTCCCCACGATTTGCCTGCCACCTCTAATCCAGCCATCTTGATACTTTTGTACACATCCCTCTCATAGCGCATATGCTGAAACACGCCATCAAACCAATAACTACTGTCGGCTGTATCTGGAATGCTTAGTGGCGTACGTAACTCATTCATAACAGTGATACCGCGCGATACCCCCCTTCGAACTGAGATTGCACCTTTCTTCTCCAAAGCGGTGACATGGTTGGCAGCAGCGTTAGGTGATTTAAAGTCCATGCCATCAGCAATTTCATATAAAGTAGGAGCCATGCCTTGGGTGCGAATGTAACCTTTGATGAACTCCAATACTTCCCGTTGTTTTTTAGTTATAGCTTGCATTATTCACCTACCTTACGATAACCAGCACTCGACACTGCTTTTGCTATATGGGCTGCTGATCCATCTGCGGTGTGGCATTCCACCTCAATCAGCTCGTTCAATTCGTTAACTAAAATTCCATCAAGGTTCTTTGGCCATTGCTCCCAAGGGATGTCTGCACCTTCAAACCCCGCTAGCGTTTCAATGGTGAGCATCACGGCATCTTCAACACTGCGATCTGGCTTTCGGTATCCAGCAGCATAAATAGCGTCGGTGATGTCCGATGGCCCACCAGAAGCAGCGGCCTTGATTGTCTTTGTGAGTTCAAACATTTCGCTGTTCATCGATGCCCTCCTGATAAAGTTCTAAGGAATTTCCCTTCAAGTGAGCGATGCGCGCACATTCTTTAAAGGTTGATTCTGACACCTGCATCATTAGCTCTTTAACTAGGTAGTCATTTACGCGCATGTGCATTTTAACGTTCTGCTCCTTTTCTGCTTGTCGCAGTATGGCGAGTTTATCGCTAATGCTGAGTCGTACTTTTTTGCAAACAAAGAGGGCGCGTTCAGCACTATGTCTCCATTCATCACCGCCTACTGGTTCGTACTCGAGTTGAAATTTAATATCCCCGATGCTTTTGTTAATATCAGCAAGAGCACTCAGGCAGTCAGTAACCGTATTTAAATTTTCAATATCTGGCTTGAAACTCATCATGAGGCCTCCCGTAGTACAGTTTTATATGCGCGCATCACAACAGCGGTTTTTCCTGATATGACCGACTTCATAAAGAAGAGACCCGAGCGATAAGTTTTAACATTAGCCGCAAATAATGCGGCATCGACTATCCGGTTATGGCGGCGGAATTCAAAGACAGTGCTGGTTATGGTGATCGTTGCAATGACACCGTGGTCTTGATAATCAATCTTCATTTAGCACCTCAGCACATAGTTCAAAGGCGTTATCGTGCAACGGCATGATCACTAGAAACGGGTTGCCATATAGGTGATTGGTCACCGGATCTAAAATCAGTTGGCATGGTGCCGTCTTGCCATAAGGTTTGAATTTGACCGGGCCGAATCCGCTACGAAACATTAAATAAGGCAATGCCAGCAACTGGGCTGCAAACATTGGTAGCTCTGTGCAAGGTTCTGGCTTCTCAGGCAGCAACTTGGCAAAGTCAGGGTAGCGACAGGGCATAACTGTGAGCTCATTGCGGCCTAATGCCTGTTTGTTTTCATCGAAATGGATAGCCACCCAGCCATCATCCAAAAGCTGGAAAAGGGTACCTTCCGCATCATCCGGAATAACACCGCTGACCAAAAAGACAGAGTCAATTTCAGTATCAGCGCCATGTTCCATCATTACGGCAGCACGACCATTAGTCGCTTTAATATGGGTTGGGGTGATGTACACCCCTTGCAGGTAAGTGCGTTGTTCGTTCTCAGCAGCCACACAGCACAGAGCGGCACGAAGAATATCAGTTGGGATAAGCATTATTTGGCCTCCGGTGTGTAAATGGCTTTGTCGTGACTAAACTCGCCGTTCCATGTCTTTTTCATTGGCAGTTCACCTTTCATGTACAACCGGTAAAGTCGGTGACAACCATTCTCCAGTAGCACTGGCGTAAATCGGGTAAACTCGTCCGCCCCATGCGGTGTAATCTGCGTTTCATCTTCAGTCAGATATTTATCGCGGGCGTAAGAAGCAACACGCCATTTCGGGGGCTTTTCAGGATCTCGCTGGGCGTTGTATAACCAGTTACGTTGAAAAGCCCACCATGACATTTTGCTTACGTTGACGCCGTTTAGAGCCTTACAGAAAGCAGGGATCGTCATGCCTTTAGTGAAGTGTTTCGCTAAGCTTTCTACGGTGGCGTTTAAAGTTTTATTCTCAAGTGCTGCTGCCTCGGCTCGTTCCTCGGCTTCGATAACCATCAGCGCTAATTCTTTACGTCCGATCGCCGCTGGCGCTGTAATCGCATTACGCTGGGTAAAGTAGAACTCAACCAAGTCCTCGTGGTATCCCCACGCCTGATCGGTTTCCAGCATCTTGGCGTGGTTGGCTGCGCCGCGTTCAGTCCACAGCATCAATGACCGAGTTTTCGAGGAAATTTGTAAGTAGTTAAAAGCTACTCGCAAATTATTTAGCTCAGCACCTACCACCTTGAAGTAATGTTTCCCCTCAACAAATCTGTCTTTATTTTCGTGATAATTCTGACGAATGCGGATTGGATCAGTTCCGTATCCGCTGGCCATCTGCTCATTGGTCACGACACGCTGGTTGCGATATTCGATAACTTTCAGGTCTTTGGCTTCAACAGCCACCAGCTCAGTTTTCTTAGCCATTGTTAGCCTCACTTGCGCGGCAGGTAATTTGATAACCAGCCATCTCTGCTAGCTCAATGAAAACCGGAACCGTAGCTACCATTTCACCGTTTTGTAGCCGTCGTTCACTGATGATTTTCCCATTCTCCAATGTGAGGAGAATCTGGGCTTTATAGTTGTTCGCTAATTCTGTTGTGGTATTCATTGCCGTTCTCCTCAGTGCATTTCTTTAGCTGGTGGAATTTCACTGCTGATTAAAAATTGGGAGCCAGAAATAAGAACGTCATCGATGAAATCAATCATCCATGTAGACCCTTCCTGCTCACGCTTCAGGCGGTCACCTAAATAAAACTGCATGACTGATATGTAGCGATCGGCTGAACGTTTTTCTAAAATCGGGGCTTCTATCTGGCACTGCAGGAGTGTTTCGATTACACCCTTGTCTATTTGCATAATGACGTTGCCGTGAACAAATATGTGCTCGCCATTAGCTGCCAGACCGAAACGCTTCTCGCATTCGATTAAATAGGTGAGCGCCTCAACCGAACGAGCCTGTGAGCAGAAGAACTCTGCATATTCGAGCATTTCATCGCGTGATAACTCAGCACCTGAATTCAAGCGATTAATATCAAGAAGCCAGTCAGGGACATTAGAGTTATTGCTCTTCATATATTCGACCATTTGCTCTAGTGACATCTTATTTTTCACAATGCTTCTTCCTTATTAAATAAGCCGCGCTCGTTGGCTAGTTCAGCAATATTCTTGACGAGGTTATTCATGAACTCATAGCCTTCATCATTCAGTTTGTCATTACCTTTTTTCAAAAGTGACTTATAGCTTTCTAAAATCATTGGTTCGGCTTCGGAACGTTTATTGACATCTAACGCAGGAAGTTCAAAAAATATCTCCAGTCCTTTGCTTAATGTTGATTCTGATAGTTCAACCGTGCGCATAGAGCCATCCACTAGAGTAACAATAGTGCAATGGCTATTTGTTTTTCGCAGCATTGAATTAAGCTTGGCATCAACGAGATATTTTCTATATTGAGCAATTTTTTGTTGAATGTTCATATCTGTCTCATTATAAAATTCAGGTATGGTTACCCCCAGCCATTAGGCTGTAATTGTTTTCGCCACATCAATTAATTAACTATTAAGTGTTTCTTGTGCAGTGTTAGTTATGGAAATTGCACCGCCGAGCAATCCTGCCATATGAGAGTCAGTAACATCCTCAAAAATACAGGATAAGATTGACTTTATTTGTCCCAACATACAGTCAACTTCAAGTATTTTATTTTCATTATTATTATCACTTACTTTACCAGCAGCAGCCATAACTAGGCGCTCATCAAGTTCTTTCAGTTTATCTTCTAAATCAATAGCAAATGACAGAGCTATTGATTGCTGGACAGCAGCATCATGTTCACCATCTGCATTTGTAATGCCTTTGATACATGAAACTGTGCGGATAGCTAAATTTAATGAATCAGTTGAAATATGATGTAATTTACTCATGCTTGGACACCTCTTCGTAAGCGGCATAAATTTTATAGCTAAGATTCAACATTGATTTGCGTAAAACCCCAAGAGAACAAACGAGGTCCATGTAGTCACTATCCAGCTTTTTATCTGCCTGTTCGTGTATGAGACTTGCTAATCCGATGAGGTTAGATAGTTCATCAGAGAAGGACTGAATTTCGCTTGCCGTTAAAGATCTCTTATCCATTAGTTATCTCCGCATTTCTTAGTTCTTCAGATAAAAATGCAGCAATTGTTCCAGTCATCTTTCTCATTAAATTTAATAAACAATCCAATTCAATATCATCAAGATTGCTCTGGTGTCTATTTACTAATACGGCTATCGTATCAAGCTCTCCCGCTAACTCTACAATTTCTGACTTATTCCAATACTCATAAGCAAATCCACTCATTGCTGAATCTCCTTGTTAATTATTCTGTTTTTTTATTTCTACTGATTCCTCATCGGCAACCTGATAGATAATCTCCAAAAGTGCAGACATTGTTTCCGTTTCTTTTAGGGCATTTAAGTACATTGCTGCTTCTGCAAAACATTTAATCTGATTAAGCGCATTGATTGAAGTTAACATTTTTACTTTCTCCGTTTATTGTTCCGGCAAGTTCGAATTCAATAGGTATACGAATGCTTTCAAATTCACGCTTAATAAATCTTGCATTTCCAATAGGCTGAAAATGATATAGACCAGTAATATAATTAAAGCTGGCTAGCCAAGGTGATCCAGTTCGTTTGTTTCTTACTGGAATTTGTTTTCCGCTATTAGGAATTTTAAGAGACATTTCTAAACCTCACTAACTCAACATGTAGTGATAATAGAATCTTGATTAATTTGCGTCAACTACAAGTTTGTAAAATACGCATATTTAGCCGTATGCAATTGATAAATATCATTTTGTTTATTTTACAAATTCATGATCAAAAAAAACCAGCTTATAGCTGGTTTCTTTTCTTCGGGGAAATGGAGTGGGTCAACCGTGTCTCTTGATTTGCTGTGATTGGCTCACTAAAACTTTACCTGATATGTGAAGCATATCCATTTCATCTGGTGTTACAGACCATGTTTCATAGGCTTTATTGTCCGAAATTACTTTCAGTTCAAACTTGACCTTTTGTAGTCGCTTAACAAATGTATCCCCGTTGAAATTGAAAACATAGATTCCATCGCCATCAAAATGACGAGTTTTTATGTCGACGAAGATTAGATCGCCAGGCTCTATAGTCCCTGTCATCGAATCACCGCGAACGTTGATCAGCATGACTGATCCCTGAGGCCTATTGCCAAACATCGTACGTGCATACTCTGGCTCGTATTCAATAGAGCGAATTACTTCAACTACGTCGCCACTGGATACGCCATTACCAGCACTGGCGGAAACATCCAAGACATCAACCCGATACACATCTCCCCCCTGTTTATCGCAGATTGATTCGATACTGTATTTATTCACAGTACCAACACTGTCATCAGAAGAGAATAGTTCAGAAACCGGAACTGAGAGGGCGGTTGCAACTTTTTTTAACATTGACTCTGAAAAGCCTTGCAGCCCCCTTTCTAAGCGGGAAACATTTCCAACGTCACCACCAATAGCATTTGCCAACTCAAGAATTGTCATCTTCTTTGCTTTGCGGATCTGTCTAACTCTTTCTCCTACTTTCACGATGCCCCCGTTCCTTTGCTCATTATTTTGCCTATTTAACAATTAATTTGTTTTTATCGCAAGGTGTGGTTTACAAATTTTCCAGCTAGTATAATATGCGTAAATTACATATTTATAGGGGATAGGCATGAATACGCCACTTAGGAAGGTTAGAAAATCAGCAAATCTCACGCTAATGCAAGTTGCCTCTAGTATTGGCTGCGACCCCGGAAATTTAAGCCGGATGGAAAGAGGATTGCAAAAACCTGCAGCAGATTTTGCGGAAAAACTTTCCCGCTTCTATGGGGGAGTAATTACAGAGATTGAAATCCTTTACCCTGAGCGGTTTATCCAAAATGAATTATGCAAATCCTCAGAGTAAGCAAAAAAGCGTAATGCCTGAACTATTCAGCGAAGCAGACAGAGACTGGATACAGGAACAACTACAGCGGCTAAGGCCGTCAGTTAGACCAAAAATAGCACTTAAGTACGCAGAAGTTTATCAGGAGGCATTCGAAAACGAGGAAGTGACATACCGGCAAGAGAACAAGGCGAGGCGAGAAGCTAACACACGACTCAGATTGTTTGTAAACCGGTATGCAGCAGCAAGTGAGGGGATCACATCGCGCCCACCGCAAGTTGCTAAGCAGTAGGCCCACTTAGAGAGATTGACCTTCCAGACATTTAGCCGTCTAGATGTTTTGGGGAAGAGGGGAAAACTTTCTAGGGGGGTAAGGGGGGTGATCTTTGAAAGGGGTGTTAGGGAAGGCTTAGCCAGAGAGGGAGATCTCCTTACTAACATAAGATCACTGAAGGGGTTATCCCTTAAAAATCCGGCAAATCAGAGGTCATACCAGATGTGCAAAACAATTCAAGGCTTGGTCTCTGGCATAGCCATTTTCAACAGAAGAGGTAAGTACCCAATGATTATTGGTGAGATTGAGAAAGCCTCGGAAGAGTGCAAGAAACTGGAGCGGGTTACTTTGGCGAGTCTTCGCGCTCCAGTTCTTGCGGAGGTAAAACATGCTTAACATCACTGCTAACTTAGCGCAGCAGCGTGCGCTGGATATGTTACGACGTGACTGGAAGCAGTACAACTCGTTCATGGTTTACAGCCCAACAGGGAGCGGTAAAACTGGCTTGAGTGCGTTTATCACTGATGGGTTCGTTTCACGTGGTATGCGCGTTCTGATGACCTGCCCCTATACCGTACTGGTTACACAGACGGCAAAGCGTTTTATTCAATATGGCCTGCCAGAGGATGAGATCAGCTATGTATGGCGTGATCACCCCAATTATGACCCTGAACGCAAGATCCAGATTGCTTCCGCTGACACGTTAATCCGTCGTGACTTTCCAGAAAATATTGATCTGCTCATTGTTGATGAGGCTCATCTTCGCCGCAAAAAGATGCTTGAGGTAATTAAGTATTTGACGGCTGAAACTCAGGTCAAAGTTATCGGCTTGTCTGGCACCCCCTTTGCGCCGTTCCTTGGCAAGTATTACCAGCGACTCATCAAGCCAACCACGATTAAAGAGCTGATGGATACGGGCGTGTTGTGTGGCTACGAGTTTTTTGCGCCAACAAAGCCTGATTTATCAGGTGTAAAGGTTACTCGTTCAGATGAGTTCGGTAGCGACTACAAAGAGGATGAGGTTGCAGAGATTATGTGTGGCGCTGATCTGGTGGGCGATATTGTCAGCAATTGGCTTTCGCATGGCGAAGATCGCCCGACAGTTGCGTTTTGCGTCAATGTTAATCATGCCAACTATGTCACTCTCCAGTTCAATAAGGCGGGGGTAAATGCTGAGGTTATGACAGCCCAAACCCCACATGACGAACGCCAGATGATGATCCACCGATTCGAGCAGGGTGCGACAAAAATCATTGTTAGCGTTGGCACCTTGATTGCGGGGTTCGACAGTGATGTTCGTTGCATCATTTACGCCCGCCCGACGAAATCCGAGATCCGCTGGTTACAAATTATTGGACGTGGGCTACGTACTGCCAAGGGCAAAGATAAGTGCCTGGTATTCGATCACTCGGGTTCTGTCCATCGGCTAGGTTATCCCGACAGCATTGAGTACGACACGCTTCCTTCTAAAAACGATGGGATGAAAACAGCAGTATCGGAACGAGAAAACGAGAAGCGCGAGAAATTACCCAAAGAGTGTTCTCAGTGCCATTACATGAAGCCTGCCGGTGTTTACCAGTGCCCTAAATGCGGACATAAGCCGCTTGCAGGTGAGGATGTTGATACGGATGCGAGCCGTGGACTCAAGCAAATCAGCGGGAAAAAGAAGGTTGTGACTAAGCAGCAGAAGCAAAGCTGGTGGTCGCAAATCAAGTTTTATCAGCGTCAACGCGCTGCACAAGGCAAGCCAGTATCTGACGGCTGGTGTGCTCATACTTTCAAGGACAAGTTCGGAACATGGCCCAACGGCTTACAAGATTACCCAATGGAAATTACCCCAGAGGTCAACAATTACATTAAGTGGAAGCAAATCGCCTTCGCTAAAGGCCGCGAAAAATCCAAAAGTACAGAGCCACGCCAGCCTGCGTTAAGCGGGATTGAGCAAGCGGCAAATCATCTCAGCAAGGTTCGTGCGTCTTTGGCAGCACGTAAGGCAGTGACGCCATGAAAACTACTGATGCTGTGATCGGACGCTGGCCAGAGGTGTTCGAGCACTATGGTTTACCTCCTGTAACGGGTAAACGTCACTTCAAAGGGAAATGCCCCGCTTGTCAGTCGAAAGGCAGTTTCCGTTGTGACGATAAAGATGGGCGCGGTACGTGGGTGTGTAAATGCGGCGCGGGGGATGGATGGAAGCTGCTTGCCATCACTCAGGGTAAGGATTTCAAAACACTTGCTGCTGAGGTCGATACGATTATAGGGCGGGAGTATCAGCCAAATACTGAATCCCAACCTGTAGAAAGCGGCAAGAAGAAACAGCGTGAAGCGGTTTCCAAAAAATACTCAGGGCTGGTGGGACTAAGAGGTACGAGCGGTGAAACGTATCTACGTAATCGTGGGATCAATACTCTTCCCTCAGATGCTATCCGTTTTTGCCTCGAGCAGCCATTTAACGGACGGCACTACCAAAGCTTATTTTCGCTGGCAACGGATGACAAAGGGGCGCTCTGTTATTTGCATCGGACTTTGTTGGATGGCGATAAAAAAGCCAATTTGGGTGAGAGCGCCAAACGCATGTTATCGCTACAAGAGGATAGCTATTTGGAGCACGCCGGTTCAGTTGCGATCCGTATGTTTCCTCCTGCATCCACGTTGGGCATTGCTGAGGGTATAGAGACCGCGTTGTCGTGCCGACAAATCTACGGCTGCAATGTATGGGCTGTACTGAACACGTCACTTATGAAGCGATTCAGAGCGCCGATGGGTGTTAAACATCTCATTATTTTTGCTGACACAGATTTAAACGGGGCAGGCCACGCCGCCGCCTTTGAGTGTGGGCATCGCAATATTTTATCCAACAACGATGTTGAGAAGGTCAGTATCCGCTGGCCGGAATCAGGTGATTTCAACGATATGCTCATCAATGGTGCACAAGTTTTCGAATGGCCGCTGGGGAGGGCCGCATAATGTCTCATAAAGATAATCCAGTACATCAAGACCTATTCACAATTCCAGAGCCAACTTACAGCACCGAGGTTGCGGTAACGAAGCCATTACCACCACAGCGGGTTATTACCGGGCATAAGCAGACTGATGCTTATTTGTGGGTGTTGGAGGTTATCAGGCTCAACGAGCCAGCACATTTGCAAGCAGCAGAAGATGCACTGCAAAAACTGAAGATAACGCCTAAGCAAGCGCAGGAGCGCTACAGCAACTATCTGATGAAGTCTGGTGCGGCTCCGTTCCAGATAGCGTTTAGCACCATGTCGATGGATAACCCTGCAGGCTATATAAGCGCGGCGAAACAGGCTATTGCAGAGGCTGCTAAGGTACGTGCTGTATTTGGCAGTTATGAGGCTGCCTTGGTCAATACCCCAGCGGAAGAGCTGATGTTATCCGGTGAGCTAGCGGAGGTGTACTCATCCTGCTGGGGCTGGACGGACGAAGAAATCGCAGATAATTGCGTTGAGGGAGGGCGTTGCTACGAAATTGATGAGCTGCGTCAAGCGGCATCAAAGGGTTTTGTTGCTCAATTACCCGAGCCAGCCACGCTTTCAGATGTTGTCCGTGAGTTTCAATATTGGGATTGGCTCTATCAGTTGCGTAACCGTGCTGAAAAAGAGTTGGGCTATGAATATGCCGATGGTGGCCGTAGCCATATTTATGATCGTGAGCAATATCTCGAAAGTCTGCTTGCAGTTATACGTCCTGTTAGTCGTGAAGAAGCTGTAGAGGTGTGCAAGTGGGTATTTGAGAAAGAGCCTTTAATGGATCTTGGCAAAATCACGGAAAACATCATTCTGAATTTAGTGGGGGAATGTGCTGATGCGTGATATTCAGATGGTTATGGAACGGTGGGGCGCATGGGCAGCCAATAACAAAGAAGATGTTTGCTGGAACTCGATTGCTGCTGGATTCTCTGGCTTGATCCCCTCAAAAGTAAAATCACGCCCTCAGTGCTGCGATGATGATGCAATGGTGATCGTGGGCTGCATGGCAACATTGAACAAAAAGAACCCTGACGCTCATGATTTGCTGGTGGACTATTACTTATTTGGAAAAACGTTTATGGCGCTAGCTAAGCAAAATCACTGCTCCGATACCCATATAGGTAAGCAGTTACAGAAAGCAGAGGGGATCGTTGAAGGTTTGCTGATGGCGCTAGATGTTCGCCTAGAAATGGATAGGTTAGTACGAAAAGAGTCGATAGTAAGAAAAGTAGCATAATAGCTTTACGATCGTAAAAACGCTGATATTCTGATAAGAGTGGTTAGTTCATCACACAGCTTACACAATAAAACCTCGCTTCGGCGGGGTTTTTCGTTTATGGCTAGATCTCGACCCTAGCGGGAAGTTTAGCGCATCATTAATAAAATACGTTATTATTTTGATACAAAAAATATGCCAGCTATTTTACTCATAGGGCTGATAATTGCGGCTACATTTATCAGTATTATTTTGAGTTGAGTTTTTCATGCAGTTTGACAAAAAGTTATACCCTCACACGTTAATTTCACTCGCAATGATTCTTGTTTTTCTATTATTAGAGAGAGTGAACGTGCCGCTTTATGGTGGTTTCGTTGTTGATTTCATCGAGTCATTACAATCGGTATGGCTGCTGTTCGGTGCACTTTTTACATGGATGTATATTCGCAAGGCTCCTATATCTGAGCAGAAAAGAGCATTTTGGCTGTGGTCGATAGTGTGGTGGGTTACCCTTTTTGGGCGCGGTATTAGCTGGGGGCGAGACTATTTCCCTGAAGAACCAAAAGTGATTTTTCGGACAATATCTGTAGTCTTGATCGGTGCAATCGTTTTATTGTTTTTCATGCCAAATATATTGCATGAGGTATCATACAAGTTAAAGTCAGGAACCTTTCCTCTGTGGGATTGTTTACTTACAGTAGTGTGCTTTCTGATTTCAGATACGGTTGAACACCATAGATATTTTTCTTTTATCTTCCTGCAAGATCGAGCCTATCAGGATTTGATGGAGGAGTTATATGAGACGCCATTTATGCTCTCACTCTTCTATGTGGCATACTACCTTATGAAAAGAGACAAAAGTTCGAGCATTAGTACAAACGCCGATGGTATGTGCTAATCCTAAATATATGTAGTAATTATCATGCTGCCCTGAGTCCAGAAGATGGAGCCAGAAACGGGTCAAAATGCAGGGGCTCTGCTACTGCTTAAAGTAGCAGTAAAATCAGAGTTTATCTGGAAATAATCTACTGTTATTGCATGGATTAACATTAGATAATACTATGCACACCGCTGTAGGGAGATACTCACCCAGAGCGAGAGACGTTATCGTTAAACAACTCCTGTTAGCTCACTACAGCACTGGCCCTTTAGCTCAGTTGGTTAGAGCAGTCGACTCATAATCGATTTGTCGCTGGTTCAAGTCCAGCTAGGGACACCAAAGCGGTCATCGTATAATGGCTATTACCTCAGCCTTCCAAGCTGATGATGCGGGTTCGATTCCCGCTGACCGCTCCAATAGTGTGCTGATTATTTGGTTTTCATGAATACGAACATATGGAACTCTGTTGTGCGCTGGTGGCACATTAGAAGATTGAAGCGGTATTGGATTGAACATTTGGCGTTAAGGCGTAAAGCTTTTAGAGATGGTCGGTTAGGTTTTTTGGCTGTCTTCCATCATGAACGTTGCTACAGAGATATTCAGCGTGAAGTGTTCAATATCAAGCTAAAAGATGTACGGAATTTATCTGAAAATAACCGTAAGCGTACAGCGAGGGCCGTCTGGTCATAATCTGACGAATTCGACAAAGTGGTGTCCACCAAATTGATAGTGGGAACCAAAATGTCAGATATGCACAAAAGTATGACTCCCGGCAGGCGTAAGGGCTGTCCTAACTATTCTCCCGAATTTAAACAGCAACTTGTTGCGGCTTCCTGTAAGCCCGGTGTGTCCATATCAAAGCTGGCGCTTGAAAATGGCATCAACGCCAGTCTGTTGTTCAAATGGCGTCAGCAGTGGCGAGAGGGGAAACTCCTGCTGCCTTCAGCAGACCTTCCTCAGCTACTCCCTGTAACACTCGATGCCACCAGTGCCCCGCTGGCTGTGCCGCCAGAAACGACTGTAGATAAGCCGGAAACCCTTAATATCACCTGTGAAGTTACCTTCCGGCACGGGACGCTCCGGCTAAACGGAGTCGTCAGCGAAAGCCTGCTGACAATGTTGATACGGGAGCTTAAACAGTGATCCCACTACCGTCAGGCACGAAAATCTGGCTCGTCGCCGGCATCACCGACATGAGAAACGGCTTCAACGGGCTGGCCGTAAAGGTGCAGACCGCGCTGAAAGATGATCCGATGTCGGGTCACGTTTTTATCTTCCGCGGTCGAAGTGGTAGTCAGGTGAAACTCCTCTGGTCAACCGGCGACGGGTTATGCCTGCTGACGAAACGGCTGGAGCGCGGGCGCTTCGCCTGGCCATCGGCCCGCGACGGCAAAGTCTTCCTCACCCCGGCACAGCTGGCGATGCTCCTCGAGGGCATCGACTGGCGGCAGCCTAAAAGACTGCTGACATCCCTGACTATGCTGTAAACCTCTTTATCCTGGTCGTGGGCGAATGAGCCTGGTAAAATACCCCGGATGAACAGCCCGCTTCCCGATGACATCGATGAACTGAAACGTCTTCTTGCCGAACAGGAAGCGCTGAACCGTGCCCTGCTGGAAAAGCTGGCGGACCGTGAACGCGAAATCGACAAGCTGCAGGCAGAGCTGGATCAGCTCCGCCGGATGAACTTCGGCAGCCGCTCCGAAAAGGTCTCCCGCCGTATCGCACAGATGGAAGCTGACCTGAACCGGCTTCAAAAGGAAAGTGATACCCTTACCGGCCGGGTGGATGACCCGGCGGTGCAGCGCCCGCTGCGTCAGACCCGCACCCGTAAACCGTTCCCGACATCACTCCCCCGCAATGAAAAGCGGTTGTTACCGACTGAGTCCTGTTGCCCGGACTGTGGGGGTTCGCTGAGCTATCTGGGTGAGGATGCCGCCGAACAACTGGAGCTGATGCGCAGCGCCTTCCGGGTTATCCGCACGGTGCGCGAAAAGCATGCGTGCCGTCGGTGCGACCGCATCGTTCAGGCTCCGGCTCCCTCACGGCCCATCGAGCGGGGTATCGCCGGACCGGGACTGCTGGCCCGTGTACTGGCGTCAAAGTATGCGGAACACACACCGTTGTATCGCCAGTCGGAGATCTATGCCCGCCAGGGTGTGGTGTTGAGCCGTTCTGTACTGTCGGGTTGGGTGGATGCATGTTGTCGCCTGCTGTCCCCCCTGGACGAAGCCCTTCAGCACTATGTACTGAACGATGGCAAACTTCATGCTGATGATACGCCGGTCCCGGTCCTGCTGGCGGGCAACAAAAAAACGAAGACCGGGCGCTTATGGACGTACGTTCGCGACGACCGTAATGCGGGTTCTTCGCTGGCCCCGGCGGTGTGGTTCGCGTACAGCCCGGACAGAAAAGGCATCCACCCGCAGACCCATCTTGCCGGCTTCAGCGGTGTGCTGCAGGCGGATGCCTATGCAGGCTTCAACGAACTCTACAGGGAAGGTCATATAAAGGAAGCTGCCTGCTGGGCCCATGCCCGGCGTAAAATCCATGATGTTCACGTTCGCACTCCTTCAGCGCTCACAGATGAAGCACTGAACCGGATCGGCGAGTTGTATGCCATCGAAGCGGATATCAGGGGAATGCCAGCAGAAGAGCGGCTTGCCGAACGCCAGTTGAAAACGAAAGCGCTTCTTAAATCACTGGAAAACTGGCTGCGTGAAAAGGTAAAAACCCTGTCCCGACACTCAGAGCTGGCAAAGGCGTTCACCTATGCACTGAACCAGTGGCAAGCGTTGACGTACTACGCAGACGACGGCTGGGCTGAAGCGGATAACAACATCGCGGAGAATGCTCTGCGGATGGTCAGTCTGGGTCGTAAAAACTACCTGTTCTTCGGCTCAGACCATGGTGGTGAGCGCGGCGCGTTGCTGTACAGCCTGATCGGGACGTGCAAACTGAACGGAATCGATCCGGAACGTTACCTTCACCATGTGCTTGACGTTATTGCAGACTGGCCGGTAAACCGGGTTGGTGAACTGTTGCCATGGCGCGCAGTCCTGCCCGCTGAATAACTTATCTTCGTCAATACGGTTCTCGGCATACGCTTACAAATAACCATACAGTATTGTAGGGTTGAAGTGAGTCATGTACTTTGTGCACGCTATAGCAGAATCAGGGGGCTGCTCGTTTGCGCCGCATAAATTCCGCAAATGATAGTCAGCTGCTATAGCACCTAACCGCCACTAGCTCAGCAGGATAGAGCCGATGACCATATAAGTTGTAGGTGCGAGGTTCGAGGCCTCGGTGGCGGACCATATTTCAGCACATCATTCAGCGAAGAAGGGGTAGCCCAGAGCGTTTGGTGTGCTGCACAATTGCATGAGCCATTAATTATATCTAGATAACTTTTGCTCACACTGATGTTAACTTGATGATGGCTCAACCGATTGTGGTGTATACGCGACTGCGTGGGTAAGTCTGGCATGAGCATCGAGCCACCCGGTATCAGGTTGACCAGCGCCTAAGTGATGCCATCGGGATAAGTACCGAGCACTACATCCAGTTTATAGCTTGTTACTGTTGGAGAGCTGACACGCTAGACGTTCGGAGATAAGCGCCGAAGAACAAGTTATAAGTCGTAATCAAAGGCTACCTTCGGGTGGCCTTTTTCATATCTAGCGTCCAGCCAACAACCATCCACACACTAAATACTTTCTATCTGAGAGTGGTTACGGCTGGGCGCTATTCACTAAATAACCCTGCCTCGCTGGTGGAGGTGAAGGATGAAAAGAATGTACACACGTGCTGCCGATAACACCTTGCTCGCCGGTGGGCTTTCGTCATGGCTATTCAGCCTGATTAATTACTTCTCACCCAATGAGTGGATGATTGTCGGCATCATTGTTGGCATTTTTTGCACTCTGGCTGGCCTTATTTCGGGGATTTATTTCCGCTGCCGTCGTGAGCGCTTATTACGTGAATGGATTCAAAGCCGCCAGGTGATAGCTGCTGCGCCGGTGAATGAAGAGCTGGAAATGCTGGAGCGTGATTGATGGGGACTAAAACAAAACTTAGCGCTGCAGTTCTGGCATTAGTTCTCGGTGGAGCCACAGCAGATAAAATCCTCGACCAGTTTCTCGATGAGAAAGAGGGCGTTCGAACTATTGCGTATCAGGATGGGCGAGGTATCTGGTCAATATGTCGTGGATTGACGCGTATTGAGGGGAAACCAGTTACTCGAGGGTTGAAACTTTCATACAGTCAGTGCAAGCGCTATGACGCGGTAGAGCGTGATAAAGCTATCGCATGGGTTAGG